CGAAGTTCCTTACTGGCCGCAATGAAAAGTGTGTGAGTATGAGCTTTGACCAGACAGCATCAGACAAACAGCTTTCTCGTGCCAAGCATTACATTCGGAGTTATGAGATCAAGAACAATACAAAGATTCCGCTCAAGTACAACTCTAAATCTGAAATGGTCTGGGAAGGTATAGACGAAAACAACCGCCCATTCCTCAACACACTCCGCGTTGGTACGGCTAAGAACACCAGCTTCGGTCGTGGTGATGACATTACCTATCTCCACTTAACAGAGGTATCACTGTCTGATGTACCAGAATTACTCGCCGGTGTTGGTGAGGCGTGTGTTGCCAATGCGCATAAGATACTCGAGACCACAGCTAACGGCTTCAACTCATACAAGCAGTTCTGGGACAACACCGTATTAAATCAGACTGGGTTTGCTGCATTATTTTACTCGCCATTCTGGGAATACAACCAAGCATACATCGACAGTAAGAAGAAAACACTTGGCAAGTTATTCCCTCAGGAATATCCGATGACGCCAGAAGAAGCATTCCTAGCTTCTGGTGATACCTATTTCGATCAAGAAGCCATGCGATGGTATTTATCACAAATAGAAAGGAGAGCATATGCTTAAACGTACAATAGATCTGCCACCACATATCGACGGTGATATGTTCACACTCTACCGTCCACTACGTGAAGGAGAATTCGTTATTCTCTTCGTTGATACTGCCGGTGAAGGTAGCGACTATAATGCCGCACAAGGATTAGCCAAAGAAGCATTGGACGTTCCATTAGTCGGACATTACAAAGGTTCAATCGTTGATTTCACACCAAAGCTTAAAGTATTACTTGAATGGATCTGTGAAGTCACTGGCATATGTCCGTGTGTAGCATACGAGACAAACAACGGTGGTGGTTATGAGCTCGAACGTCTTAGCCGCTTAAACACAAAGCAAATGTACACAATCTACTGCCAGTACAAACTCAATGAACACGGTGAGCTTGTCCGTACGGATAAGAAAGGCTGGAACACTAACTCAGCAACTCGTCCAGCAATGCTCACTGGGATTGAAGAAGTCGTAAACAATCACCTAATAACCGTCTATGACCGTGCAACAATCACCGAGATGTTTAGCTTTGTCAAACACCGTACACCAAGTGGTTGGAAAGCTGAAGCAGAAGTTGGTACGCATGATGACCTACTTATAGCATTATCGGGTGTATGGCAACTCTATCAAACAGAACTACCACTTAAGTTCGGCCAGTTCATGAAACAGCTACCAACAAACGATGTACCAAGTTATGGCCAAAACTTCGGAATAGGTCAGCCTCGCGGTATAATACAGGCAGATTCTACAAACCCTTTTGCTCGACCCGTCAATCCGTATCAAAGCTTTCCAGAAGAGCAGATATTCGATAATCGGGGAAGGCTTCAGTGAACCAAGACACACAACAAAAGTTCTGGGATTCTTATATTGCTGTTGGTAAAGAAGTATTAGCCGAAGGTGTACGACTCGGTTATGGCTTCAGTACCATAGAAGTAAAGTTCAAAGACGGAAGTCCAGCCGTACTCATTCGCTCACATTCCGAATCTCGTAAGTACGATAACACCGATACTGCAATGAAAGATGTCGAGCAACTACTCAACACCACCAAAGAAGCTAAGTTCAAAGGCTCGCGTACATTCACTGCCGTATATGAAGACGGTGAACTTCGTCGTCTGTTACTCGATGAATACGGAACGGACATACTGCAATGAAAGATTTAGTTATGAAGCATAAATATCAGACAGCTACCCTAAGCAAAGACTTTGAGGTCAAAATTGAATGTAAGCCATTCGTTTATATAGAAGAACTCGAGTCTGCCGAGCACTACTATCTGAAACAAGCCCTAGCAATACTTTTGCTATTTGCATGTATACTTGGCCTGTTTCTAGATTTGGCATGGATGACGTCGTGAAACAATGGCACTTCTATGATAAGGTCTACCGTATTTGGCTCACATTATGTATTGGCTCAATAGATGAATTCTATGATGAACTTGACAATGTAGGTTATAGAAACATTGAAGGCGTCAAAGCAAGAGGTATTATCAAGGGTTATATGATTCGGGTCACCCCAGAAGAGTGTACTACTAAGAGTAATCTTACATTTATCTGGATGGCTGAATTCTCTATGGCAACATTGATTCATGAAGTTACTCACTTGGTCACAAGGACTTTTGACGATAAAGGTATACCACTAAGTGACGATAATACCGAAACGGTTGCTTACTACATGGAATACTGGTTCAACGAAGTACAACGTGCTCGTCGTAAATACCCTAACGGCAAAAGGCCAAGTGAAGCAAAGAAATGACTATCACCGAAAAACTCCAAGCAATACGCTCAGCTATCAATGACGGCTGGCAACCACACATCCAACTTGAATGTTCCAGCTGGGATATTGAGTTACCTGTGGACTATGTGTATGCACAACTTACCCGGAGACATACCCAATGAAGCGCATTGAACCAGAACTCGAATCACTTATCCGTAACTCTGATAGCCTATCTGACGCAGCAAGAAAACTCGGTATCAACCAAACAAGTTTGCGGAAGCGTCTCAAATGTCGAGGCATCACAAACACTACGATGTATCAAACAGTATTGAAAGCAACTAAGTAAACAAGGAATGCAAAGCAATGAAAGTAGTCCAAGTCCAACTCTACAGTAACGAAAAACAATACCACAATGGTAAATGGTATCGTGAGTCTTTAACTACATGGATAGATACACGTCCCGGACTAAAGGAAGGTGTAATCATATCTCTGAAAGATTTTAAGCCTGAACAGAAATGGATTATTAATAAGATATTTGATAGCGAACACGAAGCATCTGACTTCGAGTTCCATCGTAAGTGGGATAACAATGATTACTCAAAGCACAAAGGTTTAGACCTATGAGTGATGAACTACGCTCAACACTTATTAAAGCTATCATACCAATGTGGAATGCCGCCTTAGACTTTGCTACATCAGATGACTTTAAAAAACTAAGCCCAGAAGAACGAGACAAAGTGTATCTCACCTACCAGGCTAATGTAGGTAGTGAATGTGTTATTCAAATTGAGCAAGCTTTTAAAGATGCTGGGTATATGAAATGTACTGAAGTAACCGCAGGCAATGGCAAAACCAAATTACATGCACATTGGCTAGAAGATGATGGTATTTCACACAATATACGACCTAATATTCCTCTCCGTATGAGCCATAAGGTTCAACTCCACGTAAAAGCTCGCATATGGAATCCTATTGGTCCTAGTGGCTTTAAGGAATATGACAACACATGGACACCACAAGTTCTAGTGCCTCATAACAGACTACATATACCACTCGATTCTCGTGATAAAAGCTTTGTAGAAATAGAGCTTTTCAATGAAGGTGATGATTTGATGACCGGCCAAGAATGGTATGACAGGTTTGTAAAACAAGCAGCATTTGATTATGCTATTCCGCTTCACGATAACTTAAAAGTTGGTGAAGGCAAATGCGCCATAGCAGATATTGTGTCAGCAGCTAAAAAAGCATCAGGTATTAAAGATGCATAGATGTTGTCTCGGTTGTGGACTAACGTTTGATACGTTTACTGAATGGTACGACCACAAGTTCCTACATGACTGGGTAGTTGAACTAACCGAAAGGCCCACGCGCTTTCATAGCGTGGTAGGTATAACGTCATGAAAGTATGTTTCTTACATGACCAGTAAAAAAGCACCAGAACTAGTTCTCTACATCTCTAACGGTGAAACACGTATTCAAGTATGTAAGACATTGGTTAATCCTATGACTGAAAAAGATATTGACGAACTCAAAACTCGGTTGATAAATATGTTAGCTTGTACACTGAGTGACTTGAGTTAAGACCACTTTTAAACTATAATGCAAACAAGTATCGAGCGGAGTCAACGCAGATACTCCTAACACAGGAGTATTAGCGTTGGCAAAAAATCGTAACGGTTACGACCGTGACCAGGCTCTTAATGTAGAACAGCCTAGTAACACCATAGGTGGTGATCAGGCTTTGCGTAGTCTTTTAGCTCAAGAGTATGAGACCTGCCAACGCGCCATAAAATACTTTGCGCTTGACTGGGACGAGTACGAAGATTTACTCATGGTTCAGTCACGGAGTGCAGACAATATGCATGTCCGTGTATCTGAAGGTAGCCTCAGCACAATCGTTATAGAACGTGCTGGCCGTGTCATGGCACAAATGCCAACAGGTGTTGTCAATGCTCTTGGTATCAAGAACACTGGCCAATCTCTTTTATACAATCTCTTACTGACCAATTGGATCTATCCAAATGCCAACGAACAATACGACCTAGAGACAAAACTATTCCTATGGGATATGTACTCAAACGTCTACGGCACGATGGGTATGATGTACGACTGGAGTTACCGTGAAGACTACAGTGGCCCAGATTGTTGGCTGATTCCAATGCGTAACCTTTGGCCACAACAAGGTAGATTCAGCACACGTAACTCGGATTACATGTATGTCTCTACATTCGTAGGCCGTAATGATCTTCAAAGTCTCTTAGATAATGATGTTAAAGGCTATGATCTTGAATCAATTGACCAAGTACTCAATAAGACAAAAGGCCAATCAGTACTACCACGCTCAGAGAATGACTATCTTCGCCATAACCCCATGTGGCAATTCCGTCGTCGTTCTCAATATACCGACACTGGTCAGTTCGAAATAGTCACCAAGTATGAAGCCGGCAAAGACGGACGTTGGATTAGCTTCTTTGCTGACTACGAAACTAAAGTCATGCGCAACATGGAAAACCCACACCAAGATGGACGTATTCCTGTTGCTCTTAAGTATGCATTGCCAACACTCGATAGCATTGTCGGACTAGGTGATATGGAAAAGGGCAAGTTCATGCAGTACGCAATGGACACAACCCTTAACATGCAGATCGATTACCAGAAGATCCACACCTACCCACCAATCAAAGTCATCATGCAGAACGTCGTAATGCCATCAATCCGCTTCCAGCCTGCAGCTAAATGGGGCGTATCGAACATGAACGATATTGCTCACCACCAATTACCTGAAGCCGATCAGTCCCACAACATGACCTACCAATTCCTTAAGGGTGCTATCAATAACGTATCTGGTAACTCTACGACTCAAACAAGTGCTGAATCTAATTCACCAAGCCAGGGTAAAACACCTGCAGCTATTGCCGACAACAAAGAAGATCAGTCAACACATGATGCACTTGACCTGAAGTTCATGCAGAAATCCATTGAAGAATTGTTTGGTGGCATGATTAACCTTATCAACGTCCATGCGTCTGATCCTGATTGTGCACCAATTGAGCTCGACTTGTTCGATGATGAGATCAAACAACTCATGGCTGCAGGATATGACGACATCAAGGATATTGTTAAGTACGATGGCAAAGGTAAAGGCGTTCCGATTGACCAAGCCAACAGTGTCTATCTTAAAATCACGCCAGACAAACTGAAGAACGAACGTGGCATCCGCTACAAGATTGATGCAGGCT